TGCATTAACTACGATACCCATCAATTGTAATAACGTTGCATCAGGACCTTTGAAAGGTAAAGTCATAAACTGATCTCTGATGTTTCCACCAGGAGCATCTACGTCTCTGAACTCACCAGGTTGTAAAGGCTGTGCATCATCTCTAACTCTTATGCCTCGTGATTTAAATCCAGCTGGTAGATTAGCTAAAGTACCTGCATCAAGTAATTGTCTTAATGCTGCGGTAGCTGTTCTTGTTAATCCACCAATCATGTGAATCAGACCAAAACCATAAAAACCTGTTCCGGGTAAAAATTTAAATTGCACAAAGTAATTTATTTTTTTCTTCAGCGGATCTTCTGCTTTGTAGTTTCTTCTGATAGATAATATTTTATTATTAGACTCTGCGACTGTAATTACATATGGTAATTTAATTCCAGTTGGTTCTTGATCTTCACCCATATCTTCGTAACCATCTAAATCTAAATTAGTATGTATCTCATACAAAGTGTATTGATCTTCTTGGCCATCTTTAGAAATTCCTTCTAGCTCCAATTTTTTATCTTCTAATTGATTTTCTGTAACAGGAGGTTGTCCTAATTCTATGTCTCTATAGAAACCAGACACTTGTTGTTTTCTTAATTCGTTTTCAGAAATTTTAATTACATGCACAACTGCTTCTGCATCATCTAAAGAGTTTGCAGAATACGGTACGACTAAATCTTCAGCCGGTACAAATTTTGATACCGCCCTACCTAAAAGATCGTCATAGTAGACTTTCTTAAAGGTAGATCCGGAAAGAGGGAGGTAAAAAAGCATTTGATCAAACTCTGGCTCGTATTCCTTCATTTGATCCATGATCTGATAGTTCATGAAATCTTTTACCCGTTTTGCTTGTTCTTCTTTTGGCACATCTACGTTACCCAAAATTTGAGTTCGTACTGGTCCATCAGAAGGTAGCAATTCTTTGTAAGCTTGCGCTTGAAACTGTGTAACCGCTTCAGCAAGTACAGGGTGATTAACACCTGATGCACCTCTGAAAGGTTCTGTTCTTCTTTCGTATTTAAAACCTAAAAGTTCTAAACCGTCTCTGTATGATTGTTCCCAATCACCACGTGATTCTTTGTATTCGTTATATTGTTCTACAAGTTTTATTCCTAGTGGATCTAAAACTTCTTCGCCTAAAAACTCTGCTAAATTTTCAAAGTGATTGTCTCCACCTTCAGGAGACGCTGCAGCAGGATCAAAAGAAACTTCAGCACCACCTTCTTCTGTCATTTCTATTTCGACAGGTCCGCCTTTAGTTTCAACTTCTTCTACTTTTTCTTTGATTGCTTCTTCGATCTCCACTTCTCCTGGAACATCGACAGTCGTTTTTGTATTCGGTAATGGTTTATCTATTGTGGCCATTTGTTATTTTACCTTGTTTTAAATAATGATTCAACACCTGACTCATTGATATCAGGCATTCTGACTATTGTCAAATTTACTTCTCCGCCACCAGCTTTTTTAAGTCTAGTAAACTCTTCTAGATTCTCAATACCGCCACTAATTCCTTCTTCTATGTCTTTATCACCTCTCATGTTAAATACTTCTTCAGCTTCAATTAATTCATCACCACCTGTTTCCATGTCTCTTCTAATCTCTGCATATCCTTTTGAACCTCTGTCAGTATCAAAATATATTTCTGCACTACCATCAGTTTGATTTACATCAACAGTAATGTCAGGTCTGTCAGGATGTTTGTAACTATCTACTCTGCCAGATTCTTTTACTTTAGTTCCTTCTTTTAAAACTTTAGACACCACCATCTCATAAAGTTTCATGCCACCTTCGCTAACAGATGCAATACCTTCTTGCACAGTTTCTGATTTAAGAGGTTTTGCAATTCTACCAACGATAGGCATTGATGCTAAACCACCCAACAGTTTCATAAAAGTTCGTCTATCCATTATGCTGATACATCCATAAGTTCTTGTTGTTCTGCAAAGTATTCTAATTTTTCTTCAGGAGTCATTGCATTAATTCTATCCTGTTCTTCTTGTGCTACATTATACAACTCTTTTCCAATTCCTAAACCAGTAATTCCTATACCAACTGGTGTCATCATAGCACCTACTCTACCTAAAGATAGAGCTCTACCTAAAGCGTTTTGTAAACCTTTACCACCAAATCTTTTAGCTGCTTCTGGAAATAATAACTCTGCACCGACTAAAGGATCCACTGTTGCATCAACAATATTTTTTCCTTCATCTAAATTTTCTTTTACAGTTAGTCCTGCAAATCCTAAACCTGCTGTCGAACTACCGAGTGTAGATAACAATCCTTTTAATAATTTACCTGTGCCTTTTCTAACTGTTTTACTTAGTAAAGGTGCTGACGCTACGGCAGCCGTGGGCATTGGATTGTTTGCAGCCCAATCTAGTAACGTTGCTTGTGAAACTTTATCGTCAGTCTCTGGATTTACAAACGCACCAATCTCATCGTTGTATTTGATTGGTGTTTCATCGGCTACAGCCGCTCCTGTAATACCTGCAAGAGCTGCAGCTGCAAGTCCTACTTTACCTTTTGAAAATTTTTTACCTGTAAATATTTTATCTTTTGTCGTAGATTTTTCTAAACTTAATGCATCATCTTTAATTTGTTTTTTTAATTCTACAACTTGTTCTTTTGTTAATTTTTCTAATTTTATACCCGGTGTTTTTTGATTAACTCCCCCAACTCTTTCTGGACTTAAATTTATCACAGTTCCATATTCATCAAATACTGGTTGTAATTTATTAAAACCAATTAATTGTCTATATTCTTTTGGTAATTCTTTAGTTGCTTTTCTAACAATGGATTCTCCAGCTTTATTTAATTGATCCACTTTTTTTAAATCAGGTGGTTGTTTATTATATGCATTAGTAATTCCATCAGCTATGCTGTTTAATTGTCTATTAAAACTACTAAGAGCACTATTCATTTTTTGATTAATAACAGCGATATCATTTGTAGTTAAAGGAACTTCTCCACCAATCGGCATTATATGATGAAACATAAATTTTCTTGTTCCTGTGCCTTCAACGGGAGCTGTTGTAGCTATTCTTGTTTTTCTTTTATCTCTAGCTTCTTTTTTAACTCTATCAGATACAACTCCTCTTTGTTTTTGAGGAGGAAATTTTTCAACTAAATCATCCCTAGCTTTTATAGCTTCTTTAAGACTTTTAAAATATTGTGGTTTAATATTTTCTTTTTGTAATAAACGATTAACTAACACCTCATAAGTTTTTCCATTAAATTTTATATGTGGTTGATTTTTTACATTTATGTATTTTCCTATGTCAGGATCAGAAACTCTACGTGCTCCTGGTTTAACTCCTCGTTCTAAAAGAATTTTATCTCTAAATGCTTCTGCTTCTTCTAATGTATCAAAAGTTTTTGACATTGCAGGAGGAATCTCAGTAAAAAATCTAAACTTACCATAGGGAGTTTTTCTAATATTTTTAGAAACTTTCATTATCTTTTCTCCACGAACATCGATGCAAGACCACCATCTTTATACAACGCTGTTGATAAACCAGTAGTATCTCCTGTGATACCACCCATTGTTAAATCTTCTAAAGATACATCACTTGTAGCGAGATCTAACATTCCTTTAACCATCATTCCTTGTCTAATCTTACCACCTAATGCTGGGTTAATCATGGTGAGTGCACCTAATCCTAAATTTCTTGTAATCGGATTGTTAATTATATTAGAAGCGGTCGTGATTGCTTTTTCTATTATAGTTGGTTCTGGCGTTGTAGACATTACATAGTCTGGACCTGGACCGTCGCCTATTGGTCCTCTAACAATTGTTGTTCCTGTTGGACCTCGGCTTGGATCAGGAGTAAAAGTTGTAGTCGATCCTATAAATCCTAAATCTTGTGGAGTCGATGCTGGAGAAGGAGAAGGACTAAAATCAGATTGCGATGCATCTTGACCACCGCCGCCTCCGCCGACGTTTCCACCACCAGTTTGTGAACCACCGCTTTGTTGAGAACCACCATATTCTCTACCAGAGGCACCACCTACTCTATAACCTATACGACCACCATCTGCTTTTTTAATTGGTGGCTCGCCTCGTGGATGAACTCCTGTTTCTTTAATTTTCATTAACTCTTCAAAAGTTTCATCACCATATAATCTAACACCTAATGCTTCTTCCATAATCTGATAAGAAGATTTTGCACCAGGACTTTGTAATGCTTCGATCATTTCTGATGCATCTTCTCTGCTACGTCCAGCTTCTCTGTATGCATCTCTGATGTTATCTCCAAAAGGTCTTTGTCCTTTTGGTAAACCTGTGTCTCCTTCACCTTTTACAATTTTCTCAAGATCACCCATTGGGTCATCTTTTGTTAAATTAAATTCATCTAACTCTTCATCAAATTTTGTTTTGATAGTTGGTATACCTTCTTGTGTACCACCTGTAATTGGTTTATCTGGATCTAGTGTTAAGCCTTTTTGATTTACAACCTTTGTAGTATTGATTGCTTTTTCTCTTGCTTCCATTTTAACTTTTAACAAATCTAAACCTTCAGGTTCTTTACCCATCATAGAT